AAAGAAACTTTTTAAAGTTTCTAAATCTGTTACATTAACTTCTACGCCTTCTTTATTAAGAACTTTAGTGTCAAGAAGATGTTTAATTGTAACATCATTATCATAATGTGGAAAGTTTTGTTTAATTCTTTCTCGCGATAAGTAAGCAGCACTCTTATCTGCTTTATTAGTTCTGGCCAAACGTAAGATGTTTATCTCATCAATTAAGCGAGAATGAATACTAGAGAATCTTTCATTCTTGAAAAGGTCTGCAACACGGATTTCATTTGAAACACCAGCAGCACCAGCATCATTAAACTTTTTTATTAGTTTTTCAGAATAACCTAATCCCTTAGAGCCACCGCCAGTAAGCCACGTTAGTGGGTCTGCAACAAATTCGTATTCAAACTGAAAAAATCCAGATGGGTCAGATGTTTGTTTGCCTGTTGAGAATGGATTTGGATTAGCAATTCTCCACTCATTAACTTCTTTTGATTCAATTCCTGCTGCTACTCTATCTTCATATGTTGCCCATAATGGATTACGGAATGAACTAAATATTAATTGACCAATACGACCAACCTTTGATGGTGGCAGATTCTTATTCATAAGATTTGTTAAGTCATTACCAAAGTTTTTTTGTTTAGAACTTATATCAGAAAGTGCAGTTTCGTATGCCTTGCCTGCAATAGTTAATGGATACTTTTCTTTTTGATTAGTAGCAACACCAAATAGATACGCGTTGTAATCACTTTGTGCACTAATTGCACTTTGCATTTCATAACTATATCCACCGTATTCACGGTAGATGTCTCCTGGCTTTTTGCCATCTATTTGTCCACGAATTAATGCAGATAAACCCTTGCCATGAGTTTCATCAATAACTCTAACATCATTCTCGCGCCAGTTATCTTTACCAGTCCATGCAGTTTGCCAAGACTTTGCAGTTGTTAGATAAGATGCAACAGCAGGAAAATTAACTTGACCCATAGCAGTATTTAAATCTGTTGCTTTTACATCTTTAACAAGTTCTTCTGCAGCACCAGTTACTATATTATAAGGTGTCTTTAATATTGTATTATAAAGACCAGTTATTGCTTTTCCTGTTGTTTGAAATGGTGACAAAACAAAGTTTTTTACTCCTCCTAGATTTTCCCCAACACGGGCTAGATAGGTAGGAGCAGCCTGATATTCATAGTCAGGATTTAACTTTACAATATTTTCTTTTATAGCAGGTGCAAGTTCTGAAAATTGTTTTCTAGCAGCATTTATGTTTTTCATGTTGTTTAGTTCAGCATGTTTTGCTTGAAGATACTGAATCTCAGCCATTTGAAAAGCATCTTCTGGTGATGGTTGTCCCGCATTTATGGCAGCGTAAAGACCTGGGTTATATTCAACATATTTTGGATTAAAGTTTTTAGATGTAGCAGGTAATTTATTTGGATAAAGACCTGACATTATTGGTTCAATCTGTTATAAATCGCTTCTAATTCTCCACTAGGGTCAAACTGCATTGCACGATAAACCGCTTCTCTTATAGTAGGTTGACCCATACCACGTATACCTGAAGTATCTAGTCCTGGACCTTCACCATAGTTTGCACCGTAAGAAAGAGGTTCATCTGGAAATTGTGTTGGCGCATCTAATCCCACCATTGGTGGCATCTCTGGCATTGTTGGCATTGCTGGTGTTGGACTACCTGCTAATGGTGCAGCAGACTGTTGCATTGCCATAGATTTGTTATTACCGTATTCGCCACCAGTGTATGACTGCATTGGTTGAGTGGCTTGTATTGGCTGTGTGCTCTGCTTAAGTACGCCTAAGTCTGTGCGCTTAGACTGTTCTCCTGGTCCCGATACTTCTGCCATTACTCGTCCTCCTCGTCCTCTATGTGTTTTCTAATATCTTCAATTGTTACGCCTTGCATCCATTCAGGATACGCTTGCTTTGCAGAAAGAATATACAAAGCATTATCTACTGTAAATCCTGCCCTGCGTAATGATTTAAAAAATTCATGCAATTCGATTGCATACTGGTCTAACTTTGAGTAACCTTCATCAGCAACTGTTTTAACCTTTGCGGCTCTCTTACGAGGTGTTGCCATGATTACTCCTTAAATTGCTCGTTCTCTAGTAGTACTTACCGCTGACCTTGCCTGTCCACCACCGCTTAAACTACTTAACATTGTTTGCAAATCTGGTCTAGCCTGTGGTGCTTCTGGCATTGGAGAACCTCCTGCTGGCGGACCAGCGGGAGCAGGGGACATTTGCTCAACCGTATTAGTTGGTTCACCAGCAGGAGGAACCTGTTGCTGCGGAGCAAAGGTTGCTTCTATTGCATCTTCTAATGCTTGTCCCTTTTGACGAGCCTTTATTACCGCAGCAATCTTACGGACTACATCTGAAGCATCCTGACCTTGAGTAGCCATCTGTGGAATTGCTTGTGTATATGCCGTAAGTGAACCAAGTAGCGCAGAGCGCATTTCTTCAATTTCAATCTTTTCTAATTCTTGTGTTACGTTAACCGTAAATGGCAGTTCTCTCATAGCCATATCTCGGCTGATGAGTTTTCCTCCAAGTGCTTGAAGCATAAAGATAAGACCTTGTGCTGGGTTAAGACCAGCAAGCATGCCATAACGAACATCAGCAGAGTAATCGTTCTTGATGTCTTTAGTTGGCTTGTATGTAATCTCATAAGGTGAACCCGAATCTACTCCACGAATTGTCTTTTCTTCTGGATAGATTAATTCATCTACATTAAAGCAAAGACTAATAATGTCCCGAAGTGTTGCAGCAAAGATTGCTTGCGCAGATTTAACCTGCGTGTCAAAGGCTCCCATAAGAGCCTGTACTCCTTGACCAGTAACAATAGAAGCATCTATGTTTCCAGTACGAGATTCAGGGTATCGTGTACCAACACGTAGTTCTTGATTAAGAACCTGTTGTTCTGTGAATGCACCTTGTGGCAAAGTAAGTTCTACACGGCGTACACCTGCTGGGTTGGCTGTACGAATGACAGCATCTCCACCAAGCATAAGTTCTTGCACATCTTGTGGTAGAACAATTGGTGCCTGTACTGATTTCTCTGCTGCTTCCATTGCAAGTAATGCAAATCGGTTGCGCAGTAACTGAATACCGAGTACGTCATCAAACTGTCCACGTAGTTCACCATCAATAGATGGCTTACGTGCTACTACAACCATCATCTTGCCAAGCGGGTTAGCAGCCTGAGAAAGAACTAGGTTACTTCTGCGTGGTACATAAATGATAGATTGGTCTTTATCGTAGTAACGAATCATCTCAATCTGTGCATTAAGGTCTTGCTTGTAACCATCTTCTCCAAGAAGTTCTCTGTCGTACTCTGGGAACTGAGATACTAGTTCACCAAGTGTGAGAGAGTAACGCTTAGCAAATGCCACACAACGTCCATAGCGGTCAAACTCTGGGTAAGCCCCAATAGGATTTTCTATGCGGATACGTGGCAGTTTTGCTTCATCGTCTAATTCAATAATGAATGGGACGAATCCATATGTTAGGTACCAGTCAGCACCTGAGTACATTTGTACTGCTAGGTCTGAGTGTTGGAAATAGTTAGAGGCAATACGAGTACGCTTGTCAGCAAAGGTACGCGCTCTATCAGATACTTGATTGGCTGCAGAGCAGTTAACCGCTGGAAGCGGAGCCATAACTTCTGATAGGTCACGAGCAACAATATCAATAAAGTTTGCTACTACGTTTGCATCAACGCCTTCTGGAAAGAAGTTAGGATATACCTGAGCAATCTTTCCTTTACGTACAGCAAGTACGTCAAGGTTACGCGCATCACGTTCGTGATTACGGTAACGAAGGGATTCAACCCGTGCCGTTACCTGCTCTATTGTTAATGCCATTATTATCCTAACGGTTGATTAAAAATTATTTTGCTTTTAGATTGCGTTGTGAATTAATCTTAATTGGTTGTTTTTTATTTGCTTCTTTTAGCATTGATGTTTCTCTTGTTAATTTTTTCTTGCTTGGTCCACGCACGTTTTTATCAACAGGTCCTCTTAAACCAGTTTGCGTAGTTAAATATTCACCTTGCCATCTTGATTCTGCTTTTTTAATATACTCATTTGCTGCGCGGTCTGATTTAGAACCAGGACTTAATTTATTACCACGATTTGATAGGTCAGTTTTAGGTGCAGTTTTACGTGGAAGTACTTTTACTGATTTTTTTACTTGAGTATCTAAAATTCGTCTTTCAGTTGCTGCATCAAATTTTCTACGCGCATCAGCCGTCTTTGCCATTTTACTAGCAGTACTAGCCGTTTTAATAACACGACCTGCGGGAGTAAAAGATGCGGCAAGCAGAGCAGCACTACCAAGTTTCTTTAATCCAGCATTAGTTACTTTAATAGGATTGTTACCACCAGCACGGGCTTTAGCCTGAGCAATTTGCTGTTTAGTAGGTTTTTGCACTGCCATGTTATTTTCCTTATCCGAAGTTTTCTTGCCATTGTTCTGCAAACATCTCATCGAGGTTTACTGCAAGGCGTTGATTCATCTGAGCACGAGTTGCCCATCGGTTATTTGCGTACTGCGATGTTCGGCTATTAGATTGCATTAGTTCGCGTATGCGAATGATGGCAAACCATAAAGCCATGACGGTATCTGTCTTACCTCTAGTCTCTGGCTTCCACGTTAGTAGTTGCTGAGTTAAGGCTTTGATACCTTCAGAACCTTCAGATGAAGGTAATTCTAATATGTTGTTTTTCTGGAACTTCTCTTCGCGGATAGTGCCAAAGAGGTTAGACATTGACGCAACACCAAAAGAAGTGTCCCATTTATTTTTCCCTGTGAAGTGAGCATCAAGGCGTACGCCGTATCCAGCGAGCCACCCGCGTAGTTCTTCGTCAAGGGAATAGGCTTTTTGGTGGGCGTTGATTTCAACGCGGAACTCTTGCGGTTTGTATTTGATAACCAGTTCTTCAATTGTCGCCCGAATCTTCTGTGGTGTTGGTTCTTCCATGTTGATACAATCCAACACATAAATCTTTCCATCTGCTCTGTTGTATGCAACTACAACGAATGCAGCATTACCTGCCATAGCAGGGTCAAATCCAATTACAGTATGTAAACCCTCAACCTGAGGTGGATGTCCAGCAGCACCAGCCTTTAGCGGTCCTCGCTTGCGCATCCCATTGGTCGCTCCTTGCACGAGTGCTGGCGGGAATATGGAGTCTTCTTGGATGTCTTCTTGCTGGTATACCAAAGCCCATGTCGAAGGTGTAACTTCGCTGCGTCTCCTGAAGAGTGCTGGCCCATCCCATTTAGGGAAGTACCCGTTTTCTTTAGGTGTGTCAGAATCGCCATCCCAGGCAACATCTGATTCAGGCCAGAGCGTAACCCAATTTTCCGTCTCCTCCGCATAGTCAAGTACAGCAGGCATACCCATATAAGTAAACGGAGTCCGACCACCAGACCAATGCTTAGGATTACGAAGTTCTTTATAAAGGTCATTTGCGGCAATCCGTGTCCCTACAACTAGTAACTTACCATTCTTGCCCAGACGGGTAATAACTTCTTTCTGCAACCAGTCCATCTGCTTATCCCACTCGTGGGCATTGGCAGTAGTGATGCAGTCGTCAAGAATGATGAGGTCGGCACGGGCACCGTAAATCTGACCGCCCATACCTAGCGCCTGAAGGGTTGGGTCCTTCTCGCTAGAGTTACGCGCATCGCCCCCAAGGTAGACAGTATCGGTACGCCAAGTATCAGCGTCTTGTTTCCAACCGCCCTCAGGACCATAAGCGGTCTGCAGTTTGAGCCAGCGGGGATGTGACAATCGTTGCTTGATAGCATATACGAACTCGCGTGCCTTATTCAATGTCTTCGATACCACGATGATGCGGATGTTAGGATTGAGAGCGATGCGGTAAGTCGGGTAGTTCACGGTAATGACCGTGGACTTAGCGTGCTCAGGTGGCACGTTCACCAGCAGGCGGTTGTT